CGGCTGCGATAATACCCGTGTCGTCGAACGACACGTCACCTTCAAACGTAAGACCTTCGACGGCAACGGACAGTTTGCCCTCATCCGTGGTCAACGGGGCGCCGTCAACGTCTACAAGCCGGACGGGAGTTCCTTCGTACGGGCCGGGCATTTTGTGCTCCTACTTGGAAAGAGAGGGGCCGAAGCCCCTCCCATTACTTCTTCGCGGGCGTCGGCTTCGGGACCGGAAGCGGATCGGGCGCCGTCGAGGCTACCTCGATATCCCCAACGCGCGGCGCGGGCGTGCCGCCGGTCGGCGGGATATGCGCCTGCCCCGGAGTGCTCACGCTGTACGTCAGCGGCGCGGGATTGCCGGGCACATCCTCGGCTCGAACATCGCCGTTCGGCGCGAAGCCGGTCGGCAGTGCTTGAACCGGATCGCGCCGACGCCGCTTCGCCCGCCGCTCAACCTCTTGCTTGCCGTCGTTATCCACACCCGCGGTGTGCATAGACGGCTTGAAGTTGGCGTACGCCGCCTCGGACGTGTCGATCTCCGTGCCGGCAGGGACGAGCGCCTGCCCGATGTAGTGGTCGACGAGAAGCTGATACTTTGCCATCTCGCTCTCCTCAGACGCTCGGGTAGATGCCGGCCGGGTACGACTGCGCCGACGTGGACGACGGAGCGCCGTGCACAAGATCGGCCTTCAGCGCACCCGCGGTCATATCGGCCGTACCCACAACGTAGGCCAGTCGAATATACCGAGGGCGGGCTGCGCCCGCTTTGCGCCGCGGCATCTTCAGGACGATCTGGGTGCCCTGCGTCAGCGCCGTCTTCGCATACGCATCGGTTTGCGAATACGTTGTCCAGTTCGAGTTGTCGACCGAGCCCTGCGCAAGAATTGCCAGCGTGCCCGAACCATCCGAAGTGAAGGTGGTCGAAACGCCGACGTTGAACTCCAGGTCGTCGTCGCCCACACCAATATCTCGGGCGTGCGCGAGGTCGATGACGTTCGTGGAAGCGACCGTGCCCTGAGAAGTCAGGGCCTGCCCATCGCTGAGCCGAAGAAGTCCGTCGATGATCATAGGTCGGGTCCTCCTTAGACCACCTGAGACTCGGTATTGAGGATCGCGTCGCAGGTCCGAATCGGGACGCCCCGGAACTGCGTGAAGGTGCGGCCGTTCACCTCCGAGTACTGGAGGAGCAGATTGGCCTTGTTGAGCGCCTGTAGGTCGATGTAAGCGCGGATCGTCCGGTTGCAGTAGATGACCGTCCGGCCCATCGCCCCGCGGATCGACGGTGCGTCCGAGGACGTGACCGGCGAAAGGACGCCGTTCGTGGTCGGCAGCAGGTAGGCGCCGCGGATCAGCAGATGCACGAGGTTGGCGGCCGAACCGGTCGCGAGATCGCTCACATCGATGTTGGCGATGCGAACGTTGTAGCGCCAGTCACGGACGCTGAGCCCGAGCTGCCACTTGTACCAGTCGACGTAGGCGTAGAACGGATTGCCCGAGCCGTCAGTGACGCGCTCCTGGCCCTTGTCCTGATGCGAGATGCCGACCCGGCCCCCACGCGGGATGATCCCATGGGTGGCGTTCGGCCCCCAAGTGATAATCCAGATCGAGGTGTTGTCGCTCTCGTCGCCCGCGGCCGACAGTACGTTGTTGCCGATCGGGGCGGTGCCCGACAGCACACTGTACCGCGGCGCGAGGCCGGTGAACCGCTCGGGGTTGATCATTTCATTGCCGTAGAAGATGGTCGTTGCCATCGTCTGCGACATCGACTCGAAGAACGGGATCGACTCCGTCAGGCGGAACTCGGCCTGATCGGCCGCAAGCTCCACGAGACCAACGTCGATCTCAGACGTGGCTTCGAGGTTGCCGAGCGTGTCCTGCACGTTCGCGGTGGTCGACTTGCTCTTGACGACACCGTAGTTGAGCAGGCGCCAAGTAGCGGACGGCAGCCCGGTGCGGACGGTCGTCTTGTGCTTGGTCCCCGCGTTCGCTTCGACGACCATCATGTCCTCGAAGATTTCGTTGGTCATCGAGAGCATCTCGACGATCATGCGCGTCCGGCCGGAGTCGTCGACCCGGCCCGCGTAGTCCGCTAGGGTGAGATTCCCAGCAAGGGTAGTCATTACTGCCTCGTCTGGCTATGGTTGGGATACATCACGTGGGCGGGATTGACCTGGGCCTTCGGCAGCGCCGGCTTGCCCTGTACTGGTCCGCCCTCAGTCAGTTGCTGCGCGAGGTGGTAGAGCGCGCGCACCATGGCCGGGTGATTGCCTGCCCCGGTGACGTTGAGCGCCTGCCGGAACTCGGCCGCGTTCGGGAGCGTGTCGAGCATCTTCGAGACGGTCGGCCGGACAACGGCGTCAAGTTTGTCGCCGCCCAGTTCCTTGTCCGCGAAGATTTCGTTACGCCATTTCTCGTTCGTATCCTTCCAAGCCTGAAGCTGGCTAGACGCTGCCGCCTCCGCCTCCGCTTTCGATCGGGATGCGCCCAGCTCGATGAGTTCCTGCATAACCTCCTGGGAAAGCTTATGCTTCGCGGCGAAGGTGCCGAGACTTTCTTTCGTGCCGTCGTCGACCGTGAAGTTCTCGGGCAGCTTCAGCCCGTCAAAGCTGTACGGGGTGCTCGCGGGTTCGGCGAGCAGATTGGGGATCGCCTCCTCGGCCGGCGACGGAGCAGCGGCAGCTTCGGTCGCAGGGGCTGCAACCTTTTCCACAGGACTCGACGGCGCCGCAGCGGCCGGGGCCGCCTCAGTCGGCGGGGGGCTCGCCGTCGCCGGAGTTGTCGTCGCTGCCGCTGCTTCCGTCATCCTCGATCATCCCATTCGCTTCGCGCATCATCGCCACGAACTCGTCGGGCGCGACCCGCATCACATCGGCCAGTAGGCGGATGCCTACATTCCGCTCGCCATTCCGAAATGCCATAGCAATCGCATCGCTCGGCACTTCCAACTCGAAGGATCGGCATGTACTTAGGATGTACCAAATCCACGCCCGACCAGTACCCGACCCCATTATCCCGCGAAGCGTGTCGTCGAGACCCTTCTGTTGCTTGCCGACCCGCCGCTTCCGCGCCCGAACATCTTTCTCGTCACCGAGGTCTTCCATATCACGCCCCCGCGGTGCCGTAAAGCATTGCGTTCAAGGCATTTTGGCCGCCGCCGACATCGGTCTCGGACAGCACCTTCGCCCCGGCCGCAAGCTGGCCGGCTTCGGCCATACCCTGCGCCTGCGCCGTCTGCTGCGCCCGTTGCTCCCGGATACGCATAATCGCCTCCATATCGTTGAGAACCTTCGGCGACACATCGAGCCGGTTGGCGTAATCGGTCAGGAACTCGTCCCAGTTGGTCACGTCGAGCACGTCCGGGCGCACCGCGGACAGGTTGCCCGCCATCGCCGCCAGTCGTTCGAGCCCGGTCAAGCCGGCGGCCCGCTGGTTGTCGGCCAGGAAACTGACATACTGGACGGTGATCTCGCGGCCCTGAATTTCACGCGGCGCGGGTGGGAACAGCCCTCGACGGTGCATAATGTTGAACGTCCGCGTGACGGCCTTGTCCAGGCACTCGATCTTGTAGCGTTCGACGACCGGGCCGACGAGGATCATCTTCTCCTCCTTCCGCTCATAAATCTCGGCGGCCGACCGAACGGTGTCGAGTTGCGAGATCATCATGAACAGGTCGTTGAAGAAGGTATTGCGGATGCGCCCCCGAATCTCTTCGAGGTCTTGCGCCAGTTCCCCGATCGGCGGGTTTACTTGGTAGACCGGGCGCATGCCGGTCTGCGCGCCGAGCTGCGCGACGAACGTCGTCCCGCCGGGCAGCAACGACATCGGCTGGTTGCGGAGTTGCGCGTCCGCCAACATCGGCGGGTTCGTCATCTTGTCGATCGACTGCGCTTTCCTCTTCGTCTCCTGCTGGAGCTGCTTGATGTCGCCGAGCGCGTCCATGCCCGGCGACCGGCCGTAAGCGTCGTTGCCGGTCGTGTCCCAGCGCGGGCACTGCGCCGGCCACTCGTAGTAGCCGCGCTTCCGCAGCCACGGCGCGGGGCTCCCGTCCTCGCGCGTCCGCGAAGCGTCCTTCTCCCAGTACAGCTCCCGCCACTCGAACTGCTTGGGCGGCCGGCCCGCAATCTCACCGTTCGGCTCGATCAGGTGGCGGACCACCACCTCCTTGTCCAGCTCCCCGCCCTTCCGCTCGAACAGCCGTTTCACGGCGTCCGAACAGTTCTCCAGCCCGAACTCCTCCACGAGCTGCGCGACCGTCATCACGTACTCGCGCGCGATCGTATTGACGCGGCAGTAGTTGTCGACGCCGAGATAGAACTCGCCGAGCGCGGGGTTGTAGAAGTTAACGACGTTCTCGTAGTCCTCGTACTCGATTTGACAGGCGGTGCCGAAAACGACCATGTCGAACATGCCGATCGCGGTCGAGCCGTAGAAGTTGGAGCGGGCGAAGACGCGCAGCATCCGCTTCTGGCACTCGTCGAGCCAAATGCTGACCGGGTCCGATTCCTCGTCCTGCCACCCGGCGATCTTCAACTTGAACCACGGCCGGGCGGGCGAAACCATCCCGCTCATCATACCGGCCGCCAGCGTCCGCGCCGCAACCGTCCCGGTGTTGTCGAGAATGGCCGAGTTGATCGGGCTGCCGCG